TTCATTTACTTCAATTATTAATATGCCATCAGCAGACTTTCAAAAGATTTGTCGTGATTTTAATGCTTTAGCGGAAATGTTAGAGATTACAAGTTCAAATTCAGATTTAATTTTTAGGTGTGTAGGAGATTTTGTAGATGGTGAAACAGTTATTATGTCAAATAATCAAGGAGCAATTGAAGTAGAAAGAAAAACAACAGAAATAGTACAAGGTATGTTTGAATTAAAATATCTAGTGCTTTTTACTAAATGTACAAATCTGTGTGCAAGTACTCAGATTCATTTAAAGAATGATTATCCACTTGTTTTACGATACATGGTAGCAAATTTAGGTGAAGTAAGATTAGTATTAGCACCAAAAAAGCAGAAAACTGATACAAACTTTAAAGTTCAAAAAGTATAACAATTTAAACAAATAATTAATATATTTATATAAAAAATAAAAAAATGCTTTATTATATTTTTTTATTTTTTTATTTTTTTATTTTTATTTTTTATATAATTATATTTGAGCATTATTTGAGCATTATTTTAAGCATCATTTTAATGAAATCATTTTTGATAGATCCTTCAGGCATATGTTCAGACATTATATTAATTTCATAATTTATTTTTTTTAGAAAGTTATCTTTAATATTTTGTAATTCTTCTGTATGCTTATGAGTTATATCAACATCTTCTGTTATCTTAGTATTTTTTTGGTTTTTTGGAGCATTCTATAATTTATTTGTATGTAATATGATATTCTGTGTTTAATAAAAATTGAAAAAATATATTTCAATTTTTATTTTATGATTTTATTATTTATATTTTTTCTAAAGTGTATTACATTTTCTTTTGAACAAATGGAGTATATATAATATCACCTTCACGAATAATTGAGAAGCTTGTATCTATATTTGTCGGACTATTAAATTTAGGCGCATCATTATTCCATACCTTTACAATATTAAATCCACGTTTTGGGCTAATAGATATACCATTAATACGATTTTCAGGATTATCTGTTAGAGAACCAAGCATTGATACAATAATATGATTTAGATAGATTTCTGAAGCATCTTTCTTTTGACAACGGAAAGAATAACACCCTCCACGAATATGATGATGACTCTCCCACAAAGGAGGAGAAGGATCACGCATCATAAAGAACATTCCATCAGAGAGTGATACTTCGCTGAGAGTATCAATAACATTCCAGAAATCACCCCAAGATTTCATAGAACCAAGATTAATAAATGTATTGAGAGTCCATTTGGTCTCTTCTGGGGAATGGAAATAAAGAGTCCATGACCCAGTAGGAATAGTAGAATTCAGATTTATCTTGGAAATATCAATTGGAGTTGACATATTAGATAATATAATTAAGTATCTAAGCTAGAACACGATGTATTTTCTTTAAGTTCATAATATATTTCAAATTTTTAGTCAATTAATGTATATTTTAATTATATTTATTTTCATTTTCTTCAATTAAGAGACTCTCCTTTTCTACTGTTTTATCTAAATTGTCAATTACAAATTCAGATTCATCTATAATATCAATAGTAATATGTATTTTTTTTTGTTGAATACATATTAAATGATTATGATCTTTTAAATTAAAAATAACTTCATCACCCATATTATCAATAATATGAAATTCAATAATATTATCGAGACTATACCAATGTTTTTTACTAGCGCACCAACACATATATATAATGTATAATGAAGGAACAATATTATCATATGTAACAAGTCTAAAATTCTCAATAAAATTATCAATATTATGTTCAATTTTGGTTGACGAAAGTGAATTAATAATTACTATCTTAGCAGAGAGCCAAGAAAAACTATAAGGATATGTATTTTTATTTAAATTTGTATAATTTGACAATGAATTATCATAATTGTCATAAATCCAGTCAGCATAAATATTATTATAAATATTATTTAAAGTAATTGGCATTGTATGACCGTCGATAAAAATCCATGTACTATTATAACCATAATAATAATCAGTTATATAGTTATATAAATTTAGACATTTTTCTTTTATAGTTATAAAACTATCACATAAAAAATTCCAAAATGTCATCATCTTGATAATAAATATTATACTATAACTTGTCATTTACTATCTAAATATTTTAACATTTTATTTAAGTAGTTGAAATGTATTTATACTAATTTTATAATAACATATAATATTCTTTCAGAATATACTATTTAGGTTTGTAGAAAGCAATACTCTGTGTTTTTTCTTTCCAGTAACCAACAGGATTTTCAGAGGGATCATCATCGTCATTTATAGAATATATAAAGTTTTCATTATCCTTATAATATCTAATATTTTTATATTCAAATTCTTCAAATTCTTGTGCTTCATCTTCCTCTTGTTCTTCTTCATCTATTTCTTTCACTTCATCATTTAATTCATTAACCACTTCATTAACTACTTCATTAACTACTTCTTTAACCACTTCATTAACTACTTCATTAATTACTTCATTAATTACTTCTTTAACCACTTCATTAACTACTTCTTTAGCTTTCTCTTTAACTACTTCTTTAACAACTTCTTTAACAACTTCTACTACTTCATTAACTACTTCTTTAACTACTTCTTCTTCTTCTTCTTTCACTTCTTTAATTGTATTATTTTCTGTATTATCTAACTGTATTTGTGAAGATAATATAATATTATCAAGGATATTAGAAGACATAATTACTGAAGATTGTGAGGATTGTGAAGATTGAGAAGATTTATTTTTTAAATTTGTATATTCTGGTTCAGATATATTATCACCAACAATTTCATTTTCTAGTGGTTCACAATGAATATCAAGCCAGGGATCATTTATATTATGTTTTTGTAAGTTTTCATCAATAAATACTTCACGATTAGATTGTCTAAATCCTTCAAGATTATCAATACGTTCAAGAATATTGCTAAGAGTATTGCGTTGATTATTCATTTCTGAAGAAAATTGTTCAATTACACGATTAAGATTTGAAAGTTCAATATGTTCATCATACTGGTTAGATGGTTTACTTGGAATACTTGGAGCGGGTGTATGTATATCATCCGATAGATTAATTAGCCAATGTTCTAGCTGACTAATTTCTTTCTGAACATTTGACATACATGTACGAATAAGAATGGAACGAATTGAAGGCATATTAGTATTCATTTAATTGTGACGAGTTGTATGATAATTTTTATGATGATTTTTGTTATCAAATTTTATAAAATATATAAGATTTAAAAAATATTAATTTATATTAGGTATGAGAAGAACGTACAAACATAATAAAAATTTAAGTAATAAAAATAATAAAAGTAATAAAAATTTAACTAATAAAAATAATAAAGAAGATTATAAATATCCAATTTTACCAGAATCAGAACCATCAAGTCCTGTAGTCTCAAGAGTAATAACACCAAAAATAAAAAATAGAGGAATTAAATTATTAGTTAGTGAAAAGAATTTAAAGAAAGTAGAACCATATACTTATAATTTTTATGAAAGAAAGCGTTATAGCAATACATTAAAAAAGATACATAACCCAGAGCGAAAATATTTTGATAAGTTATTAAACATGATACCAGGAATGAAAAAAAATATTCCTAAAGTTTCTTTAAATTCTAATGGATATCCAATTAAAAGTGCATTTAATATTAATAAGAACAGTGGGTTTATTAAAGATGTGAAGCTTTAATTTTAAGATTAATACAGGCATCAAGAGTAGATTCCCATGCTTTGAGTGGTTTTGTTCTGCGAAGGCGAAGTACTTCTTCTGCTTTTTGTAGTCGTTCTTTGATAGTTTCAGTGATACCTTTTGTTAGGCTAGCATCATAGAAATCGATAGGTTTAGTATCCATCGTAGCAAGAATGCTAACCATAGGTGGTAGATGAATATCAATTCGTACAGTGTGAGAGCGAATAAGATTTCTATATTCAGTGATAGTAAGATTACCTCCAAATATTTTCAGTATATTTCTAATTGGTGCTGGATGAATTTTACCCTGACAGGCTTCACCATAAACACGATATAGAAGGGCAAATTGTTCCCACCGAGTATGAGAATCTTGTCGCATATCGAATAGATAAGCGGTTGCACATTCAGGGCAGCAAAAGTTTCCTGTAACTTGCATATATTCACCAGTATCTCGAATAGGAAGTATGACAGGTCGATTGATGAATGTATGGCAGCACCAGAAACAGGCTACATCAGAAGTTTGTGGAATACTTTTAATTTCATTTGAATCTTTGTATTGAACAAGTAAAGTAGATTTTAGATTATAATAATCAATAGTGTGTTCTGAATTTATTTGTTGATCTGAATTAATTTGTTGTTCTATTTTTTGTTCAATTTGAATAGGTTGTGATACTATATAGTCGGATGATTGTGGTGTAATAATAGTATTAGTGTCATGTTGTGATTCATATGATTCAAGGCCTTCATAAAATGGATTATCAGCATTAATATCATATGGTTGTGCATCAGATGGTGGTAGAGGATTATACATAATAGGCATATCATTCATATGAATATCTTTGCTTTGAATAGGTAAATGAACAATTAATGGACGTCGTGATTCAGGAAGTAAATTGCCTTCAATTCCATCAGGTCCAACAGTGGCAACTACAGGAAATATTTTTTTCTTTGTAGTTTTTTTAGGGGTTTCTTCTTTAATTATATTCGTTTCGTTTGTTTTAGCGGCGCCACGTTTTCCACGTCCTCTTCCACTCATAATATATTGTTAATTAATCAACGCAATAATTCGTTTAGGTTGTTTCACAATTTGAGGGCTTAAAGAAAATTATAAAAGAGGGTTTAAGTGTAAATTATGGTCTTAAAGTAAGATGACGATTGATATCTCTTTTTGGTGCGAACGTGTTAGAAACTGTTTTTCAATGTTTTTGAAAAATCCTCAAACCTTACAGCATTTATTGCTATTTGGACCACCTGGTTCTGGAAAAACTACAAGTGCTGCCTGGCTTGTTGAACAAATTTGGGGTAATCGTAAAGCATTGATGTGTATTTCAATGAATGCGGCAGATGAAAGAAGCTTAGAATCTATTAGACAAAAAGTATTCCCTTTTCTACGTGTAGATTGGAGAGTAGAAGAAGAAACTGCGCCGAGATTTCTAATTCTTGATGAATGTGAAACTTTAACAGAAGCTGCTCAATTATCACTACAAACAATTTTAAATTATAACCCAAAAGAAATTTGTGTAATCCTTATTTGTAACTCTCAAAGCAAAATTCATCCAAAGTTGCGCCAAAGACTTCTTAAAATAAGATATGATCCTCCAAATAAAAATAATGAAATAACTAATATTTTTACAGCAATAACACGTGGAGATTTACGTCAAACTACACGAAAACCAGATATTGAACAACGTATTTGGAAATATATCCATTCACATCCTTTAGAACTTCAAAATATAATAAATGATACTAATGTTGATTATCAAGCAATTATTTCTGAAATATTACTTCTTGCTGATATTTTTGGTATAATGGATAATCAAATTATAAATAAAATCAATCTAATTTATCCACTTCTTATTGACAGTACATTATTACATAATGAGACTGGAGAACAGATTTTAAGTCTTATACAGATGTTTAAACAAAAATTTGAAGCAAAAATTATGTGAATTTAAAGACAGGATTAAACATAATGACAAGCTATACTAAAACAGATTTAAGAATTTCCACGATGGTTATAACTGCGCACTGGGGAACGCAGATTAATCTAGATAATTTATTTATTGCTCTTAAAAATATTATTATTCCCGCTTGGTATCCTGAAGTAGGCATCCTTAAGTTTGAACATAAAAGTATGGTTCTTGGAGCAAGCTATAAAGATATATTTACAAATCGTAAGATTACTTCTAAATCCTTCTTTAATCAATCTACAATTGTTTTAAGAAGAAAAATTAACGAAAATACACCAGAAGAAGGATGGAAAGAAGTTAATGTAAAACTATTTGCAAATGGAGGAATTCAAATGACAGGTGTAACATCAAGAGATTTTGCGCGCGAAACTATAGAATGGCTACTCACACTTATTAAGACTCTTCCTGAAAGTCCATTTGCTGAAACAGCTTCAATTGAACGTTTCTCTGTACAACTAATTAACACCGATTATGCACTCAATAAATTTATTAATCAAGATGCACTTCATAAATTACTCATCAATGAATATAATTTATTCTCAATGCTTGAAAAAACAATTTATCAAGGTATTAATACAAAATTCTTCTATAATACAATAAATTCAGAACTAGGAATTTGTAAATGTAAAAATTTCTGTAAAGGCCAGGGTACAGGTGATGGAGAAGGTGAATGTAAAAGAATTACAATGAGTATTTTCAGAACTGGTAAAATCATTATTACTGGAGCACGTGAGATTATACAAATTACATCAGCTTATAACTTCTTAAATAAGGTATTTGATAAACATCAACGAATGGTTCTTTATGAACCAAATACGGTATAATAAAGAATGCGTTTAATAATATATAACAGATTATTTTTTATTGACAGACATAAACAATGGCAACCCCGGTTCAAAATAGTATTACTGTCCAATCATCTACCGCGGCAGCCACTACGGAAATCCTTCCAGGTGCTGCTACTCTTCTCCAAGCAGCAAAGATTGCTTGTGAACAAGACAGAGCTATTATGCTAGACTATTTCCGTCAAACAGCATCTGGATCTGCCTTCCTTGGTGAAGACCAAACTGACCCTAAAGAACGCATTCTTGTTAAATCTAAAGAAGAATTTACTTCTCTTATCAAAAAACTATATAAAGTTGGAGATGACTATATTATTTTAACTGAAAATTCACTCTATATTGTTTCAGGTAAAATTCAAAAACGTAAAGTCAATCTTGCATCATTACAAGAAGCTTATGATAATTCCTTATAAGATTATTTATAAATTTGGCTAATTTGATATGCTAATAGCCAACCTAATCCAGTAAATATAGTATCGGACGTTCTATTTAGCAAATTATCTGGATGTGTCTTTCCTCCTGGCCACCATTGTAAAAAGTATGTATTTATTAAATTCATACCGACACTTGTATTTTCAATAAATTCAAATAAAATATGAATAACAATTGTTATAAAAAATGATATTGACCAAAAATATGCAATAATACCTGTCGCAAAATGAAGTAATGAATATTGATCAAATGCTCTTAATCCCATTCCTAATTAGTACAAGAAATGAAAATTAAAATTGATTTTTTAGATATATTTTATTTATCTATTGTATTTACAATATTAGCTTGGTATTTTGATATACATACAGAACATCATATTCTAACTTTTATTTTAAATCATTTAATTGCTTTATTTACAGCCCTTTTTTTATCACGGGTTATAACATATTTATATTAAAATTTGAATGCTTTAATTAATTAAATGATAATTACTGAAAAATGACTACTATTTTAGATGATATAATTTATAAGCCAGATATAATTGTAATTGCTATATTTGGTAATACAAATAAAATATCTGAACAAGATATCCAAGATAATACATTAACATTGATTCTACAAGAATTAGGACGTACTCCAGATAAAGTACTAATTCCTACGGAAGGTAATTCATCTATTTATATTCAAGATTGGGCGGAATCATTACATATTAAGACTCAATCATTTCAAGCAGATTGGATAAGAAATGGAAAAGTTGCCCAGATTTTAAGGGATGATAGAATGGCTAAAGAATGTACGCACGCTTTAGTATTTCTTGGTCAAAAATCAATTAGATTGGAAAAGTTTGCAGAAAAGCTTTGTAAAAAAAGGAAAATTGTATTTACATCATCCCATAATCAGACTCTGACTCATTATGAGATACCCTTTTCTTCCCAGCCATTGAAGGCTTTAGAGCCCGTTCGCAAATTAAATAAAGGAAAAGGGCAGACGTTGCTGAAATTCCAAAAGAAAGTAGAATGTTAAAAATTACACCAATTAGCATTCCTAATCCCATCTTTGTTGTAGCAAAAATCCATACTCCACCTAATAGACTAATAGCAGCCCACACCGCAAATATAATGAAGAAAACATAGAAATAGTTACATACAATATTATCTGGTATTTGGTCAATCCATTGAGGTCTTGTCATTTTATATTTAGAGTATATATTTTATATACAACAAAAATTATAGAATATTTATCTAAAATTATTTTTGATGTGTATAATTTTATCAAACTACTATATAGAAATGGCTAAGAAATCAAGAAACTCTAGAAGTTCTTCATCCCGGAAGATGAAACATACTCGTAAACATAAGACTCATTCAAAACGTACTAATCGTAAAAGTCATCGTAAAAATCATCGTAAAAGTCATCGCAGAGGCGGCTCCCATGCGCTAAATGGTGCTCCAACAAATTACCATTTAAGCGGCGACTGGTCTTCAAAAATGTCTCTTGGTCAAGGCGCAGATTATTTCAAATATCACGAAGGCCAACATGGCGGCGGCTTATCATATGGTAATTTTCCTGAAGCGGTTATGGACGCAGGTCTCCCTACCGCTCTTCGTGGCCCGGCACATATAGGTGGTATTGATAAAGCAATTGCTGATATACATGGCTTAAGTGATTTACCAACACCTACACATATAGCAACACCAACTCATACGACTGGTACAACATCTGGTGGTGGTAATAATAATAATACAGCACTGCTGCAGCATTCCCTCAATGGAGCACTGCCTTTCGAAGAGCCCTGTAGGCAGCTGTTGGCTGACGTCAACGTTGCTTTTACTCGTAAGCCCACTAGTAGAAAAGCGCCACGCCTTCCGCTTCTCACGAAGGACCAACGCAAGTCTGCACCAGCTGTTGTAAGATTCAATGAATCTGGTGGCAGAAGACATCATAAAACTCATTCAAAAAAACACTCTAAGAGTAAAAAATACAGTAGAAAGAATAATAAAACGCATAGACGTAGTTATGGAGGTTCTTTAGGATATGCTCCATTTCCAAACCAAGGTATGTTATTAAGTTCACCAACACAATATGCTCAAGCTGGTCTAAATCCAGAATGGAAAACTGATGTAGCTTTTGCGGATGCTAAAATTCGTGAATCTCAATAAAGTATATGCTAATTA